TCGCCTTGTGCGATGGCACGAATAGACCCGCCTTGTCGTGCCGAACCCTTGAAGCCGAATTTCAAAATCGCTTCAGTGGTTCCGGCAACCGGAGTACCAGTAGAATTTAGAAGATGAAGAAGTGGGTTACCTGAATTTGAGACAACATCAATGCCGTCGGTGTCCCATCGGACCACGCCAACACCACCAGCAACCAGCGCACCAATGTCAGCAGAAACCCAGCCAACACCAGTGTCTGTGTCAGCCCTGTTCGGAACGAGCGTTGGGTTGGTGACTCCCGCAGCCTCGTTGAGCAGCGCGGGACCAGCGGCATCGGCTGCGGTCAGGCCGGTTGACGACATTGCCAGACGTTCCGCCGCACCCGCGACAAATTTGAACTCGTCGGTGGCGTGGTCGTAACTCAGAGAACCGACATCCCTGTCGTCCGTGTCACCGAAGTAGATATACTGGCGAGACGCATTACCGCTTCTTAGGGCCATGTGCGTGGCTGAGCTGGCGGAGTACTGTGAATTAAGGAAGATTGCCGTGTCGTTTGGAACGTCCGTGGCGAATGTGTACGACCCTGATTTGTTGACGACAAGCCCGGCTGAATCCCATGTTCCCGCGCCAGACCCAAGTTCAAGAGCGGATCGATCCCCAGCGCCACCAAAGCGTGCACGCTCGGCACCACCAAGTGCCACTGACAGCATACCGTCGCCAGCCAAACCAATGCCGTCATCCAGATATGTGCGATTTGGCACAAGCGTCGGGTTCGTGCTGCTGGCAGCCTCGTTTTGCAGCGCGGGGCCAGCGGCGTTGGATGCCGTAAGGTCGGCCCCCGTGAAGTCGATTGTCGTGAACGTCCCCGCAGCCGCAGACGACCCGCCGATGGTCGTGCCGTCGATGGTGCCGCCGTTGATGTCTACCCCGCCAGCAGCGTCCTCGTATATCGCCTTGTCGGACGGGTAGGTGACAAAGACATCCTTCGTTCCTGCCGAGAAGTTTACGGCTGAATCTGAGTTAGAGGACTCAAGGATCGTGTCGCGGGACAGCGTCGTACCGGACGCCGTATAGGTGCCGATACCAACTTCCCATTCGTCAGCAGCTTGATTGACAATGGCATAATACGTTGTGTTGCCATCACCAACTGATGCAAAAGATTCAAACCCGGAGATCGATCCGCCGAGCGTAATCGTGCCAGTCCCGGTGGTCGTGGTTTGTTCCTTGACCCTGTCTTTAAGAACCAGTGCCATGGGTCAGGCCTACGAGGACTTGATGCGGATAATTGCAGTCGCCGCAGCAGCCGCCGGGAACTGAACCGTAAAGTTACCGGCAGTGGATGTCTTATCTGCGCCAAAGTCAAACACTGCGATAGCTTTGTTCGACTGAGTAGAGTTATAGATAAGGGCACCACGCGCTGTGATTGTTGCCGTAGAGACAACAGCATCGGTAATTGAGACAACCGCAACAGAAGAGTCCGTGGTTACGTCGATGCCGGTCAGGGTTACACCACCAGCAGAGTAACCAGTTCCAGATGTCTCATTAGTTGCGGTGTATGCCGTTGTTCCATCGGAGAGCGAAGCCGCCGAAGTGTATAGTGCAAGTTTGATTGCGTCGGTATCAAGATCATGCTCACCAAGAAGAATCTCCTTCTTGAAGCTGATGCAAATGCCTGAAGTAATAGCCATCACGGCCCTCCGGTAAGTGTATTGGCGTTATTGGCCTGTTGATTGTGCGGCTCCAGATTATCACGACGGGCACGACGGGCACGGTTTCGGAGCAATTCAATTTCTTTAGTGTAAAGTTCGGTCCATAGTTTAACAACGTCGAAGTTCTTGTTGAACAACTCGGCTTCGATCATACACGCATAGAACAGGGCGTTCGGTGTATCTGTTGTGTAGTAGTTTGTCGGGTTGGCCGATGTGATGGCCGATGGTGCGACAACAAACGCCAGTTCAATGTTAAATGCAGAGACCGGAGTCGGGGCAACGATGATCGTATTGTCGTCCCAAAGTCCGTAATACTTCGGCGTACCGGTGGATGTACGGACGGGCCAGTAATCTGCGATAAAGTCCACGTTCCTGTTCAGCAGATTGATGCGTGTCCCGTTGGCCGTTATGTTGGCAGACTCGACGATAGTAAATCCTGTCGGCAATCCGAGGAACGGGTCGGAGGCGACAAGCTGTGAATACTGGTGCTGGGTCAGTCCTGCATCGTCGATATCAATGGTCAGCCGTGCCTCGGCTCGTTCAATGAACTGATCAATCTGAGACGCAAACTCCGTACCGTCATTCTCGGTGGAATCAATAATGTTGGTCCGTAGCTGTGAATAGGATAATGCCATTAGGTTGCCTGTCCATTATGATACGCGGGCGAACTGCTGTCAGGCGTCCAATCCCCGTCAGTTGTAGATGTATCAGCAGTCGTGTCGGGCCGTGGATGGTCGAGACTCGGATCGTCTGTCGTATCTACGTTCGTCATATTCTGCGGATGATTCACGGCATTGTACGCGCCGTCGTAACATTCCGAGCAAACCCATACACCAACCTCTACCTCATTGCGAAGTTCAACGTACTTGCACCGGAAGCCGCACCGATCACAGATAGCATTTGATCGACGACCCGTTGCCATCAGAGACTACCCAACTTGGGCCGGATAAACATCGACGTACGCTGACGATCCTCTTCGAGGGCAAAGGCAAACGTCTCCTCGTACTGCTGCTTCAGAAAGCTGATCTTTGAAGGATCAACGCCGGGACGCCGCATCCCCATCTTATAGGCCAGACCGTCTACCAGAGCCGGTAGGAACCGGAACGGAACATCACCGGTCTGAATAGCTGAGGCTGTCACATCCTCCACACGAGTCATGGTAAACAGGTTCATGGCATAGGTCTGATCCGGTGTCGGCCAGACGTACATTGTCACGTTGTCCTTACCACGAAGAAACGAGAACTGCGTGGGACGACCGGTCTGCGATTTGTCAGGCAGTTTCATGTAGTCCTGATAGGTAATCCGGTTCATCTCCAGATCATTGTTATTCACGTTGATTGTGGTCTGGAGACTGTCAATAATGCCTGAGTCGAGCGTGTATGATGTCGTAGATGACGTAACGGTAACCGGAGTATCGACCAGCTTCCAGAGCAGGACGCCACGGTTCTGCCACTCGGTGAGTAGCAGGTTTAGCGCAATACGTGCCGACCGGGCCTCCTCACCACTAATCGGCTGGCCCCCGATCTGCTCGAAGGCCTGTTCGATTACGTCATCAATTGCAAGATCAAATGTCGTCTGTCCTGAACTTGCCATGCTGAATCGCCTTTTCGTTACGACGATGGACGAGATCGTGGTACGTCTTTCTGTGCGGGCATTCGTAATAGCCCTGCTGCTTCAAAGTATAGGATGCGGCAGTTAACTTCGAAAGCTGATGAACAAAAATCAGAGTGTAGTCCGAGACTACTGGATTGTTGTCAGGGTGGTACGCCATAAGCCACATATCTTCTGCCACCAAACCTTCGTTCTTGTCTTCCACATAGCTGGACAGGTCCGCAGGGCTAAGTCCTTCAACATCAGGAAGCACACAGATGAATACGTCACGACCACTAGCGGGATAAAAATCAAGAGCATCAGTGACATCGTCCAGACCATCACAAATACCGACAGCGACAAGTCCAGCATCCCAAGCGTCCGCTGCAAATGGGCACGTCTCGGGCAAAACTTTTGTACGAAGATCGTTAATGTAGTCACTTATAGGCCTCATGATGTTGTCAGGTTTCTTTACTTACTTGGTAACAGTCGGCCTCAAGTATCGTGTGATCAAACACTAGGTAGACATTCAGTACCTGTTCTGCGTACTCGTGACAGGCACTCTCCGTTTCAAATCCAGTTGTTTTTACCTCGTGCAGAAGACCACCGGCAAGTGTTACCACTAGAAGGAAGTAGGTCATTAGTAAGTCTCCATTAAAATTTCCAGCTTAGTCTCGATCCGAGCGAGTCGGTCAGACAACTCTGTAAGTTTAACTGCTGATCCGGGAGGTAAACTTTCCGAAGCTATAAGTCGATCTTCAACTGCGGTTACGCGACGGGCAATATCTGCCCCGAACCATACTACTCCGGCCATCTGAATCAGGAGGATTGCAACCGTTGTAATAGGAATATTAATACTTTCCATTTTTATCAGATTCGCTCCACCCACGACAGGCCGACTGTGACATCACCATCTGTGCCACCTGCCTCTTTCGTGAGTGCGATAACCAGAGTGTCTTTGGGGCTGATCTTAATACCCAGTTGCTTGATGTCCACGTTGGTGCTGCTATTTGCAGGGACCGAGAACGGGCTGAGTTCCTCGCCGCCCTGAATGGTGCCGCCCGGTCCCGCTGTCTGGATCACCGAGTTCGTCGAGTCCACTGCCACCAGCGTTGCACCGGCATCGATGTGCGTTGGATTTGCAACCAGCCGGAACGAGACAGACCTTGTGGATTCGTTGATCAGCGAGAGGAAGTCAGGATAGGCGACTACCTTGTTTCGGTGGCTGTTGAACGTCTCACCATTGTGCATGACGAACCCGCAGACTTCCGTTGTCCCATTTGTCGAGACCGTCTGCTGTATCGCTTTGCGGATGCCGAATGTCGTCTCTTTACCTTCGACAAATCCTGCCATCGAGGCGGTCTTGATTGTTTGGGCGGCACCTGAGAACCCAGCGTCTGTCTGTGCAATGAGGGACGTGTTGAAAGTGGGATTTCGGAACGTCGCCTTCGTCCGCGACCCAGCGAAGTTGAACTGATGGACCTCCTCGAACTCACCCGTGACGCGGCTCTCCAGATACACATGCACGTTGCCCGCGCCGAGATACTGCATATCGATGTCCCAGACATTGAGGAATGCGGGGTCCATATTGGTCAGCGTGTTGAGGTCAGCGCCCGCTGCCAGCGTCATGCCTGATGGGCCTGTGCCGTCCATTGGATCGACGTTCCAATCCGTCTGCGCCACGAATGTCGTCTCCGGTGCCGCGCCAGTCAGAACCGTTGTCCATCCCGCAGTTGCCGTCACACCACTGTCCACATCAGCAAAGCTGAACGTACCACCCGCCGCCTCTGCGACCATCGACACAATTCGGATGCGCTTGCTGTCGTCGATGTGAATTTCCCAGCCCCGACCGGCTGCTGCAAAATCGTCTGACGCTGCCTGACAAAGCGCCACGACATCAGCAATCGTTGCTGATCCTGCTGGCACTGTGATTGTAATGGGTGTGTCATCGACGGTCAGCGTAAACGTCCCGCCATCAGCGTCACCGCCCTGCGTGAATATCAGTTCGCGAACCTCAAGTTCACCGAACGATTTGTATGCAATGCCGAACTGTGTGCCGACATAGCCGACGCCAACGAACTCATCATCATCGCCAAGTCCTGCCAGCAACGAACTGTCGGCCAGACCAGCAGAAAACGCGGCGGTAAATTTACAATCCACGCCGACGCCCGGTTCATACCGCACGACATCCCGTGACCGTATCTGGCTGAATGCCTCGGCAGCACCAGCGACTGTCACAGTGAGCGTACCTTCGTCCTCGGTCACAGTCGAGCCGGTTTTGTTGACTAGCGTGTCGATCTGATCGGTGAGGATGCCGTTGCTAAATTTTAGCTGCACCTCGGGCGTTTTCTGGGCAACCTGAATTTCACCGAAAGCCGTCAATGGCTGACTGGTCTTGAACTTGCCCTGCGAGTCTACCGGCACGTTTTTGAAAGAGCCGCCCTCGGTCTGGCCCACCACAACAGAGCGGGTGAGGGACGATACCATCGTGGGGTCAATGAAAGAATTTACGCCTAGTACCTGTGCGGAGAGAGCCGTCTGCGTGAACTTGGTGTCGAAGTAGAAATCGGTCTGACCGGCACCGGATGTCGTAAACCGATACCTTACATATGGTGTGAAGGCCACACTAGAGAACGTGCTGTATCCGTCGCCGTCTGTGTACGGGATCGACAGGGTGCGAAGAATGTCCGTCCCGGCTGCGTCCTGCACAAAATCAATTGTGATCGTGCCGGATGCACCGACACTGAGGATATCCGTCTGCACCTGAGTGTAGTCGCGAAGGTCGAGAACGCCGCTGTCATACGTCTCGGCATTGCCAAGAAGAGCGGTGGTCGAGAACGCCAGTGACGGTTCTTGGCCGACCGGGACCGGATTATCGGTTGCCAGTATTGTTCTGTTTAGATCAGACATCAGCCAATACCCCAGACACGGTAGGGTGTACTATCCGTGGTTACAATACTAAATGTCTTTGTACGGAAGCGATCAAAGGTCATAGTCTCTGTAGCCTTCAGGGTAATGTAAGAAGAATCGACGATGCTCTTAGGATAAAATTGAAGATCATTAACTGCACTGTCATTAGTAACAATAAGCTTACGGGTATGATTTTCAAAAACCTCAGTGACAGTCCCATTGACCGTCCCTTCAAAGGATTCAAGATTCGCATAGATCGTATCTGTCATCTTACCATTTTTCCTTATCCGCCCAGTAGGCCGCAGACATCTTACCACGTTTAATATTCTTTGCGTGACGAGCCTTAAATGATTCGCGCCGTTTGCGATACGATGTAGATTCGCCAGATTTCTTGGGTGAACCAGATACGCCTTGCTGTCCGAATCTGATCATTTTTACTTTGTCGCCTTCCTTGGCAAGAACGACGTGAGATTTTTTCGGGTGTCCCGGCGTACGCTTCGGTTTGTTGTATCCCGAGAATTTCTCGCCTCGATAGTTGATAGCCATGGTGCTGCGCCTAGCCGTACTGCACCGTGAAACTGGTGGTCGATGCAGGGGCCGACACCTTGACGATGCCGTCGAACCTGACACCAAAGTCTTCGATGTACATCTCGGTGGTGTCTGCTGCCGTCGTGTTGACGAACTTAATCTTGGTCGTTGCCGCCGCGCCGGTTACATCAACGACGGTGAACGTACCGACGCCGGTTGCATGAATGCCGTGAATACGAGTCTCCGTAAGCGTGACACTGCTTTCCACCTGAAGAAGGGGACCGCTACCGTCAACGTATGCAAAATTTACATTAGTTGCCATTGTACTCTCCAATAAAAGGGGGAGACGGTCTCCCATCTCCCCCGATTATCACATACCAAAATTGGCTTAACAAGTAGCGATTAGCTGCCTGCCGAGCCGAAGTAACCACGCCAGTCAGAGACACCGAAGCTGTAACGCTCCCGAGCCTTGAAGCGGAGATTACCGGTATCGAAGTCTTCTTCCATCTTCGTCTGAAGCGGCGTACGGACGAACATTTTCGCACCGTTCGGCACATCAGTCTTGACGAAATAGCCGTTCGTGTCGGTGAAACGACGGTTGACGAAGTAACCACCCGGAACAGCACCCAGCGCACGAAGGGCGTTGATGTCGTTACGAGCAAAGTTGTTCGTGTTGGTCGTCGAACCCGGCGACATGAGAATCTTCTCAGCCGTCCACTGAAGGGCCGGAGGGATGTGCAGAGACGTAGCACCCGCACCGATCAGAATACCACGATCATCCTCGATAAGCTGGATGTTCGTGAGAATCGTCTCCATAGCAGACTCGGACAGGTCCGCAGCAGCGGCAAGGTTCGACTGGTTACCAGCGCCAATGGTTGGATGCGAGGCGCTGAAGAACGCCGCACCGTCGCCAATGGCATAGTCACCGGTCGAGAAGCCGTTGTTGAAGATGTCGGCAGCTTTCACCTGCTTGGTGTTCGCCATCGCACGGGCCAGACCACGCGCACGGACCTTCGAGAAGGTGTCGTACAGATTGTCTTCCATCGCTTCTTCCGTGACGGAAAACGCGAGGGCAACAGTCTCGTGGTTGTACCGAGCGGTGTACGATTCCTGTGCAGTATCAAACTGAACAGCCGAACCTTCGGTCTTCGTCGGAGCCGAGCCGAAGCCGGTGAAGAGGACTTCCTCTTCGAAGCTGCGGTCCGAGTTCTCGGTGTCAAACAGAGGAGCATGCTCGTCGTTGACATCACCGTACTCAACGCCAAAGACAGCGTTGAGGCCGGGGAGCAGTTCCTTTGCGATATTACTGCGATTAATAGCCATAATTACTTACTCCCCTATTCGTCGTGCGAAGATGTGTCGGCGTCAACGAACTGGACAAGTCGGACTTCAACCTTCGGATATGCATCCGAAAAGCTGTTACCCGGCTCACCGTAAATGTCGAGGACACGGACCATCGCGGTGGTTTCTACACGGCTGGCAGCTTGAATACCGAAACCGGAAACACCGGTAACGGCGGAACCTGCGCCGAGCGTTACGTCAAAGTTCAGGTTGATATCGCCAACGGACACGGAGGCGTCGGCCTGAACAATGTAGGTCGCGGCGGGATCGTCAACAACGAACGCCGTCACCTCACCGACCGCCGAAGAAGTACCGCTCGGGAAATAATTCGAGAAGACCGGCTGCTTCGACACGGGGTCGATGTATTCACATCCCTGAAATGCACCAGTGGTGTAATTCGTGGTGGTTGTGATGACTTCAATGTAGCCTGCGTCCAGCTTTACGAGGTCGCCGTAAAAAATGTCGCTGCCGAAGGCATTGGCAACACGGTAACGGCTGGTGCCGGTGCTATTCACACCAGAACCACGACGACGCGAGGGGACGAAGCCATTAAGTGCTTTTGACAAAGCCATAATGTTACTCCTTAATCATTAAAGGAAGGCGTCCTTCCTTTAGTTACAGATGATTTGGAGGTGTTGTGGATCGGCATTGCTGCGGTTGACTGACGCATCAACTGGGCATTTACGTTATCCATCATCGTCCGGGATCGGTTCTCGTAGTACTCTTTTCTGCTTTGCATGCGCTTGGCAGAAGCCTTTGCGAGAGCGACGTCACCACGGACGACACATCCTTCAAACCGTCCCTCGTCCACGATACGAGAGTTAGCCATCATTTCAGGAACATCATTCGGTTCGACAAAAGTCCAACCATCATTCTGTCGGTCGCCTACGTTCTTGTAGTCGTCCTGTCCGTTGATCATAACACGAACCCAGCGTAGTGCCAGACCCTGATCAGCAAACCGTTCGATAACAGAATCGGGAATTGACAACCAGTTCGGTTCAGTGAACTCTTCGTCGAAACGCTGTTCGGCCTCCCGGCCTTCATCAACTCGGCTATTACGTGCTTTACTTTCACTCATGTTTTCGTCCTCCGCGTTAACCGACATTGATGGACGTGTAGTCGCCCGTCTCCGTCGCTTTTTCGGCCTTCGCCTTTTCTTTGGCGTACCGCTCAAGTGGGATGTTCCACCTCTTGGCAAGTTCAATATCGGCACGGGTCATCTTGACCTTCCGATTACCTTTCTTGCCGCCGGTAGAATCGGGAGACTTACGCGACTGTCCCCCTACCACTTGCTCCTTGGGTGACGAGGCAGGAGCGCCCCCGAACTTGTTAGGAAGTTCAGCGCGTAGTCGCTTATCAACTTCCTGATAGAAATCGTCCGATGTAGGATCGTAGCCCTCGTTCTTGAGGCTGGCATCAATGGCAAGTGCTGCCGCCGTTGCTACCTGATCCTGACCGAACCATGTATTCTTCTCAGCCCATTCAACAGCCTTCGGATCGTATGCCGGTTGCTGCTGCTGTGGCGCTACTTGATTATTAGCCTCCTCAGCCTGTTTCACAAGGTCGGTAGAATATCTTTCAATGTCTTGACGACCCTGCCGGACCAAGCCCATATTCTGCTTGGCGTCGAACATAGCTTCCTGAGCAGCCAACATAGCTTCTTTGTCGCCGTCATCATAAGCCCGGAGATATGCCTGACGGGCCATCTCAGCCTTTTCCTGAAGCTGTTGTTCAGTGACGTCATAGTTTTTCTTAAAGACTTCGGCATTCTTCTGCTCCGTCTCCTGCAACCGGGCCTGTAGTGCGGCCAGTTCCTGCTGCTGGGCAATGATATGCTCTTCGCGTTCCTTCCGCTGCCGGACTAGCTGTCGGATTCGTTTCTGTGCCCCGTCGGTGTCAACACCTTCAAGTTCCGGAGCAGCTTCGACAGGATCAGGATCGGGGGCCGCCTCGTCCACCTCGATGACAGTCTCATCTGTATCTTCAGACTCATCAACAGCCTGTACAGGTTCAGCTTTCTCTTCGGTGGCTTCCTCCTCAACTTCGTACTCTACTTTGTCGTCGCCATCTCGTACGGCTTCGACATCAACTTCATTCCAATCATCATCGGACATAGCCGATTCCTCCATAGTTTACGCCTATGAGGCGATGTTAAACATCGGATCAACATCCGAGGGGTCTTCAATCTTCATGATGATCTGGTCATCGTAAAGCATGATAAGGTTTACGCCCTTATATCGAAGTTTGTTCCCGTTCATCTTCCCGTAGCAGACAATGTCTCCTACCTGACACCACGGGCCGAGCGGGAACTTCTCGTCGTCCCGGTAGGCAAGATCACCGACAGCCAGTACACGGCCAACGGTGGTCAGGTAGTTGATGTCGTCCTTGAACGCGTCGGGGAGTATGATAGAGCCCTTCGTCTTGCCCTGAACTTTCAGAGGCCTGATGAGGAGTCGGTATCCGGGGATTGTGGGGAGCGGGGACGGGTCCACAATGTCTTCGTCCTGCGCCCAATCGGCATTACTGATAGCACCTGCCATCTTTGGTTCCATGACCATTAGTCGTCTTCTCCTTCCGCTGTACGTTTCTGGATTTGTGCGACCAAATCCTGACACCATTTCAATCCTGAGATGGTGCCGACGTATTGACGATAGGCAGAATAGTCCTCTGCGCCATTGGACCCAAGGAGTTTTTCGTACTCCGTAATCTGGTCTTCTATTTGTTTCTTGATGTCTTCGAAATACATAGGTTCTCCGTTACGTGGGGAAGACGGAATACTTAATTACTTACCTTTCTTAATCTGGTAAGTAGACTTGTCAGAGTTCCGAAGAACTTCACGTTCCGCACGGACACTGAAGTCGTTCTGCGGAATCTTGGCGGTGTCGCCGTAAGATTTACCTTTGCCTTTTGCCATTACTATTTTCCTTTGGGTTTACGAGCAGCCCCGAAGCCCTGCCCTGTTGGACGACATGCCTTGCCATACTTTGTTTTTTTAGCCATTACATTCTCCCATAAGTATTCATGATCTTGTCGCGGATGTTGTTGACTTGGCCGCCACTAGCCGCTCCGCCGGTCGCGGTAAACCTACGAGTGGTCTCGTTCATTGCGTCGTTAAAGCCGTTGTTCGGATTTGGCTGCCGACTTACATCAACTCGTTGCCTCATACGTGCCCCCGGAGTCTTATTAGGAATGGGGGCAAGTTTAGACCTAATCATAGACGTTAGTCTTTTGATTCCGGCTGGTCCTGAGTTTATAAGCCTATTAACTACACCAGCACTAATACCGGCTTGTGCTGCAAGTTTTGGAATAGCAGTCATAGGGATAAATGCAGAACCAAGGGCAAGAGCCTGATTTTCTCTGTCGCCTTCGACTAATCGTCCACGGCGTTCTGTGTATTCGCGTCCGCTTGGTCCGCTCATACGATCAACCATCCTGCGTTCTGCTTCTCCATCGCCGCTCATGAAAAGATCATAAGTATCTTCAGGAGTCATTCCGGTCCGTGGAAATACTTCGTTGGCTAACTGCGACTTCATCATGCGTGTGAAGGCTTCGTTCTGTGCTTCCGTCATTCCTTCGGGCCGACGAGTAGAAGGACTTTGAGACATGTCGCGCATAACCCTCATAGCATTGGCTTGTCCGGGCCTGTATTGAGCCATAGGTTCAATATCGGATGCACGAAGCGGTGCCATCTGACCGGCCATTAATCCGGCAAGACCTTCGTCCCGTTCAAGAATAAGGCGTTCAGCGGTTTCTGGATCAAAATCAGGACGGGCAACTTCAGGCAGAGATTCACGAGCATAAGCCTGACGAGGCGCGGCTGCTGGAAGTTCTTCAATTCCGACAGGTGTGCGTGGCGCAGTGTCGGGGGACGGCATTACTTCCATGGCTGCACGGGTGTCGTCAACAATCATATCGTCAGGAACAGGAGCAGGGACACCGTCCCCGGCATCGTCCATGTACTTTTCAAGAATATCGGCAACGCGGCTGTAGTCTTCTATTTCGCCCATCGATCCACGGGCAGATTCTACGTCACGGAGTGCGTTGTACAGGGCATCACCCGACAACCTGTCACCCGCCTCTGCGTAGAGTTTACGACCAAGGGCTTCACGACTTGTCGCCCGGTCACCTGCATCGCTGACCTGAGACAGCATTGCCATCATATCGTCTTGGATTGCCATGATTACTTTCCTGTCAAGTTTTGAAGTAGAAGATCAAACCGAGCCTCTTCCTGCTCTGAGAGTGTACTACGCGGAGAGTTGCTATCAAAACCGAGACTGCTACCTACTTGAGAGACAAGATCGCTGATGCCGCCTGATTCGGCAGGTGCTGCTGCGGCTTCAACTATATCGGATGCTAACTGCGGACGGGGTTTTGGTTCGGCATACGCACCTTCTGGTGCCGACATCGGGACCATGCCTACCTGTGTTCGTTCCATTCCGGGAATAAAATCAGGACGCAAACGACGTACGTTTTCAGATTTTTGCTCACCTGCAAGATAATCAGCAAACGCTTCATGACGGACGTTGATTGACGGAGTTTTGTCCTTAAAATCTCGAAGTTCTGCTTCCATGTCTTCAATATTAAGATTTGTTGCGGCAGTCCAGAAATTTTTATATTTTTCTGTGGGCTTTGAAATACCATACTGAAACGCAACTGAGGCAATAGGCGTTGCAAGACTTGCCGGTAAGCTGTCAAAAGGAATACCAGAGGCTTCTTCAAATTTTTTCTTTAGTGGTTGAAGTTCTTTTTCTTTGGTATACTCAGTTACCTGTCGTGCTTCTGGCTCTGTAAGAACCAGATTATCTGCAATGTCTTTTGCTGCCTGTCCAGATTTCCCAAAGTAAGGTTCTAACTTATCTATTAAGTTTTCAGGCAGTCCCTCAAAGTATTTTCTATTTTTACTTTTTAGGTCAACTCCCATTCCAATAGTTACGCCTGAATTTCCTCCGGGCCAGTGGCCGGTGGGTTTAAATCCTTCGGCAATTTCAATAAACTTGTAGTCTACGTTAGACATATCAGCCACCAGCGGCCTCTGACTTGGCAACATCAGCAAGAAGATCAATAAGCATCTCACGACGATTTTCTTCACGGTCAAGTTCTGCCTCCTCCTTATCCGACATCAGCTTGATACCGTCCTTCAGTGCAGACATGCGTTGCTGGTCTTCGCGAAGGTCTAGCTGACGATTTGTCGTTGCAATCTTGGCAGCGTCCTTGATGGCGTCCAGCTGAAGTTTCTCCTGATCAAGACGGAGACGTTCCTGATCAATCTGGACCAGTCGTTCCTCGGGACTACCCGCCGTGACAATCTGCTGATTCGCCGTGGCAACGCGGGCAGCAGCCTCTGCAATGATCTGGTCCTGCATTCCCTGCTGTACTGCCATCTGATACTGCTCGGGCGGAACCGTCTGGGCAACGACGCCCTCGATCTGTGTCTTGTACCGGAGCATCATGTGTTCGCGGATGTTGGCCTGAATGATCGGGGCAAACTGTTTGAAAGCCTCAGACGCACCCGCAGTCGGGTCGGACAGGAAGTTTGTCTTGACCTGAATGTGTGCCTCATGATCCTGTCCGGGGAAGGCAGCGATGGGCATTCCCTTCGTGGCATTCATGATGTCGGTCACCGGGTCTGCCGGTTGGGCATCCTGCTTCTTCGGAATGACCTGATCAATGTTCGGGAAGTCTGCTGCCTCAAGGACCTGTCGGATAAGTTCGGTGTTGTTGAATGTCCCCGGAGGCGTCTGTGCTGCCAGCTGAAGGGCCAGACTTGCCAAGGACAGTCGGTGGGCACGACTCGGGATGTTCGGGTCCGAGACGGGGAGAACGTCCACACGACCATCAAAATCCTGCTGGAAGATGTTCATGTCACCCTCCGGTGTGGCGTACGGGTAGCCGTTGACAGGGACAAACGTCTCATTGATCTGGGCCAGAATCTTGAACTGCTGACGCTGGGCATGGTGGAGACGCTTGTGGACTGCCGAGAAGAACTTGGCCGAGGCCTCGATCAGGGCCATGGTTGTCCCGACAGGTCCGTACCCGGACGAGTCGTTGACAACCTGATCGGTCTGATCGGCAAACTTTTCCGCCGCCCCGGAGACAAAGCCGAGCAGCTGGAAGAGTGTGTTGGATGGTTCCTTGTAGGGCAGGTTGACGATGGCCTTGTTCAGGTCCATGCCGAGTGCCTCTACTTCCTTGAACTCACCGGGGCTGATCGGGTCGTTATCACCGACAACCCGGACACCCTTCGCCTTGAAGCCGCCGGGAAGGTTGGCGAACTGACCGGCATCGACCAGCGCCCTCATGGCCGACGTTGCCGTCATGGTCAGGTTACCGATCAGGTGGATCAGGCCGAGACCGTAGAACCCGAAGCCGGGGACAAACCGGTAGTGAGTGAAGTGGATCATCTTCTCGGCGCGGGGATCATCTTCACGATAGTTGCGACGGAGGGACAGGACCTGACGCGAGGATTCCTCGACTGTCACGATGTAGGGATACGGCATGTCGTCGTCTTCGAGTTCGAGATAGACATGCTGTTCGAGAAGGGTGTACTCCGGGTCTTCGGAGTTGTTACCGGTGAGTCCCATGATCTCGTCAATCTTGGACGAAATCTCATTGTCTGATCTGTTACTGTCCGGATTGTCCGACAGGTCTTCGACATCACGGTACATTCCTGCTGCGATGTCACGGCGAATATCGACCGGCGACTTGTAGATGATGTGGGTGTAGCGGTCTGCACGACGCAGGTCAGTTGCCGAGTAGTTTACATAGAACTGATCAATCGGGATATGCTCGGCAGTCGGTCGTTCCAGACCGCCGTCGTAGTACATCTTGACGATTGCAGAGCCGACAATAGGGAGATGGAACAGCATCCGCTCCATCTCGTCAAAGTACTCGGGCATCATCTCGGTCAGTTCGTAGTTCATGAACCGGCGGACACGGTTGGACTGCTGGACAATACGGGAGTCAGGATCACCGATGATCTGTGTGCGGACAGGACCGTTGGCGGGGAGAATCTCCTGAGACGCCTTCGACTGGAACTTGACTGCCGACTCGATGATCAGCGGGTGTGTTGCTGCACACGATCCGTCGAATGCCGTCCCGGTCTCCTCAAACTTCAGGCCGAGCAGGTCGAGACCACGGGTCAGTGTCTCGTCCCATTCGGAGCGGCTGTCCTTGTCTGCCTCGAATCCTTCGATGACACGTTCTGCAATGTCCGACAACTCGTCGTCGCCAAGATACTCGGCAAGGTTGGCAAAGTGCGGGATTTCTATTTCTGCCACGACTTCGTCCTGCATAGACACCATGAACGCCATGTCGTCGGGCGACAGACCTGAAAGGTCCCCACCTTCGACTTCCATTTCAACTTCGGGGAGACCGTCTTCCAGTTCAATACCCGGAGGAAGCATCGGGCCATAATTTTCAACGAGTGACATCAGATTGCCTTCAGTTCGTGGTTATAGGGATTGCCTTGGGAATTATACGGGTGGTCAGGGCAGTACCCAATAACCGCCGCGTTTCTTTCGAGGCTGGTCGTCTTCCCACTCCGGATCGTCGGGGTGTTCGACTCGCCATGAGTCCTTGACGTAGAGGACTGCCATTGCCATGGCGTCTACCATGTCGTCGTGCTTACCGCCGGGGAAGCGTAGTGCCTGATTGAGTAGGTCATCTGCCCACTGTCGATCCGACGGTATCCAGACTCGGCCAGCCTCCATCAGCGGGGTTATTGCATTGACACGACTGACTTTGTCGCGGTCAGGGTTGTACTCCATGATTGGCAGACCGGCACGACGCAGGTCTTGAATCAGCGATTGACCCGATGCCTTCTTCTCGACAATCATCAGGTCCGGTCTGTGGCGGTCGTACTCCTCCTGTGCAAGGGCACGTAGTTCTGGATACTCCCATCGCCCGTGTTCGTTCCCGAGCAGGATTAGATTGGCAACGATGTGTTCGGTCCCGGCACTGTCTGACTGTTTCTGATGGAATATGCCCCATGTCTGGATTACCGATTCGTCGGCAGTCTGTCTGGTGCTGAAAGCCGTGTCGAGTGTCTGGACGACAAACTCACAGGAGGGTGGATCGCTGTCTTTCCACGGCTGGAGGTAGCCCATCTTGATGATACCGCCGTCGTCGGGCGTCGGGTTCTGCATGTAGAGCGACTGCCAGTACTTTGCACCGTTGTTCGACCTGATCTCGGCCTCGTCCTGTCGGAGCAGTTCATCTGTCTTCCACTCCGGAAAGTAGGACGACCCCACCGGCAGTCCGAGAAGGTCAGATGCTTCCTCGTCTACCCATGCAGGTATCTTGATGACCTTCCATGGTTGAGTTTCCACCGCGCCTTCGCCGCCCCCTTCATTGCCCTGATTTCGGAGGAGCCACCCACAGAGATCGTCGTCGTGGTAACGGGTGTTGATGATAACGATGGAACCACCGGGCATGAGTCGGGTTCGAAGGCCTGACGGGTACCAGTTCTTGATATATTCACGTCCGGAGTCGCTGAAGGCGTCTTCCTCGGACATGGCATCGTCGATGATGGCAACGTGGGCACCGCGACCGGCAATCTGGGAGTGGACACCGGCTGAGAAGTACGATCCGCCCTTGTTTGTCTTCCATTTACCGGCTGCCTTGGCGTCTTTCCGTAGCTTTACCCCGTCGAATACCTCCTCGAACTCCTCAGTTGCTACCAGATCGCGGACAGACCGGCCAAAATCCGACGACAGCTGCTCATTATGGCTGATAGTAAGGATTTCGTGGGCAGGATTGCGTCCCATGTACCACGATGGGAAGAGTCTGGAGGAGATCAGGGACTTACTGGAGCGTGGTGGGAGGAAAACCATGATTCGCTGCCCACCCTGATCGACACAACGCTGCAATTCACGACAAATAATGTCGATATGTCGCCCCCATTTGAAGTCCGGGACGATCAGCGGGGCCATCATCTTGACGTAGGAGGCGAAATCGTCGTGTGCCGCCTGTGCAGCACGGGCCTTCATCAGTGCGAGGAGGACCTCGGGACGCTCCGCCTCAGTGCTTGACTGGCTGCTGGATAGCTGCATCAATAATACCCTGATACTTGGCAATTTCGGCGTCGAGTTGATCGGCAGACATGGTGATCTTCTGTTCGATCATGGCCTTCTCGACGAACATGCCGAGGTGTTTACCCAGATTCTCCAGTGCACGGTTAGCGTTGGTGAAATCTTCGGAGGCCATTGCCTGATTGTACGTCGTGAGAAACTTTTCCACGATGTCGTCGATGTTGATGACTAGCTTTTCCATTGCTTTTTCCCTGA